ACCCTGGGCTACCCGGCGGCTCCGGCCAAGCCCATGCCGGATGATTGGTCTCCCACCTTCTACGACGTCCAGTTCAACAAGATTGCGGTGTGGACCGGCAACTATGAGGGGCCGGAATTTCTACTCAAGGATTACTGGGACGATATGGACGAAACCCTTATGGATGCGCCACTGTCCGTTGCCATGAGCAATATCGAACACCTCGGCGCCGAGTTCCTTTCGCACTACGGTAAGAAGGGTATGAAGTGGGGGGTTCGGAATGAGGAGACAAGAAAGGGTTGGCTAGATCCAGAAGGGGTTGATCTATCATCGGATGTAGTCAAGTCGGTACTTTGGCCACTCGTTCCTCCGCTTGGTATTTTTGCGGCTCCGGCTCAGGTTCGCCTGGTTCGTGGTGGAGCCCGCGGAGTCAAGGCCAAAGCTATCGATGTTCAGGAACAACGCTTCGCCAAGAAAGCTCACACCGACAAGAATTTCGTCGAGATTCACAATCGCTCAATCGAACGATCCAATCGAGAGATTGCCAAGATCAATGAGAAGCACAAGGGTGATCTCACCAAGGATCCGAAGAAGCAGAAAGCCTACGACGCTGAAGTCCAGAAGATGATGCAGGATTCGTATCGAGAGGCCGCCAACTCGATTGGTAACAAGGCCAATACCATGCATCTGGATCTGGAGTTCAAGAATGATGGCCTGGACTTCAAGATCAACGCCAAGCCAGGTGCGTCAACGCCGATTCCGTCACGTGTCAAGCATGCTGATGACGACGATACGGTTGAGTACACCGGCAAGATCAAACGGGCCCCTACTGGGCATATTCTTGGACTCGAGTTCGACGACTTCAAGCCGCAGCAGTCAAAGTCTATGGCGCAAAGTGATGAGGACACTGTGACTCAAACTATTGACCTCGGAGCTGCGTGGCTCGCTCATTACGGTGTCAAAGGTATGCGTTGGGGAGTTCGACGTCCTGGGGCAGTCACAACCCAGACCCATATTGACGCCGGGGTGTTCAGACGACGGACCAAGGTTCAGGCCAAGGGAGGCGTATCTCAAGATGCGCACCCCGATGCGGTCAAAGCCGCGGTGCAAAAGCAGGTCCTCAAGAAGAGTGGTACAGCTGCGTTGTCAAATCAAGATCTGCGTGAACTGAACACTCGTCTTCAGCTCGAAGCCCAGGTGCACCAGTTGACTACCAAGAAGGGTCAGCGAGCCGTACAGAAGCAGCTTGAGGAAGAAGGTAAGCAGCAACTCTCCAGAGGTGTGCGGACTGGCGTTAAGAAAGCGGGCCCATCTGCGTTCAGGAAGGCCAGAAAGGGCGCGGCTACGGCGGCAACGATTGCGGCCTTGGCGTAAAGAAAGGAGGAATAGTGGGTCTACTATTGATCGTACTAGGAATCCTTTTCTGGTTCCTAGTCTCAACCCTGTTGGGAATCATATTTATTGTCGTCGGCATCATCTTGCTGTTCGTGCCACATACGTATGGCTACTCAGATTGGCGGGGACGTAGAGGTCCTCCGTAGAAAGGAGGGATAGTGGGACTGTCCAATACCGCAACGCCGACATACTACGGACAGTTCCGCGACGCGGTGATGCATGGAGAGATTCCGGTCAACCGTGAAATCTCTCAAGAGATGAATCGCATCGATGCACTCATCGCCAATCCCAACATTTATTACGATGATCAGGCGGTGGAGGGTTTCAACCGGTTCTGTGAGGGTGAGATGACCCTGACTGACGGTGCGGACCTCCACCTTCTGTTCACCTTCAAACTTTGGGCCGAACAGATCTTCGGCTGGTACTACTTTGTGGAACGATCGGTCTACGAACCGACGCCAAATAATCACGGCGGACACTACGTCAATAAGACGATCAAGATTCGGTTGACGAAGAAGTTCTATCTGATTGTGGCTCGAGGCGGCGCCAAGTCAATGTTTGCTGCATTGATCCAAGCGTACTTCCTTACCGTCGATACGCAGACCACCCATCAGATTACGGCAGCTCCGACCATGAAGCAGGCGGAAGAGGTTATGTCTCCCTTCCGCACTGCCATTACTCGTTCTCGGGGTCCGTTGTTCAAGTTCCTTACCGAGGGTTCACTTCAGAACACTACTGGTAATCGGATGATGCGGCAAAAGTTGGCTGCCACTAAGAAGGGCATCGAGAATTTCCTCACCGGATCTCTGCTTGAGATTCGGCCTATGACCATCAACAAGCTTCAGGGTCTGAGGACCAAGATCGCAACCATCGACGAATGGTTGTCGGGTGACCTTCGAGAAGATGTCATCGGCGCCGTTGAGCAGGGAGCCAGTAAGCTGGACGATTACCTCATCCTTGCCATCTCCAGTGAGGGCACTGTCCGTAACGGTTCCGGTGACACAATCAAAATGGAGTTAGCTGACATCCTCAAGGGGGAGTATCAAGCTCCCCATGTTGCGATTTGGCACTACAAGTTGGACGAACTCGAGGAAGTGGCTGATCCCGCTACGTGGCTGAAGGCTCAGCCCAACCTCGGGCAGACGGTTACCTACGAGACGTATCAGTTGGATGTCGAACGAGCCGAGAAAGCTCCCGCCGCCCGCAACGATATTCTGGCCAAGCGGTTTGGCATCCCTATGGAGGGTTACACTTACTTCTTCACTTACGAAGAAACGTTGGTACACCGGGTTCGTGACTACTGGCAGCTACCGTGTTCGTTGGGGATGGATGCTTCGCAAGGTGATGACTTCTGGGCGTTTACCTTCATGTTCCCGCTGGGCGGAGATCGTTACGGAATCAAGACTCGGTCCTATATTACCGAGCGCACGCTCATGCTGTTGCAACTTGCCATGCGGCAGAAGTATGAGGAGTTCATCATAGAGGGTTCGCTTCACGTAATGAACGGTACGGTGTTGGATTGGGAGCAGATTTACGAAGATCTGGATGCCTTTATCATTGCTTCCGAGTATGACGTGCGTACATTTGGCTATGACCCCTACAACGCCAAAGAGTTTGTGGGTCGTTGGGAATCTGAGAACGGACCGTATGGAATTGAGAAGGTGATTCAGGGCGCCAAGACCGAATCCGTCCCGTTGGGAGAGCTCAAGAAGATCTCCGAAGATCGCGGGCTCATATTTGATCAATCCTTGATGTCGTTTGCCATGGGTAATGCGATTACCTTGGAGGATACCAACGGTAACCGAAAGTTGCTCAAGAAGCGTCAGGAAGAAAAGATTGATAACGTGGCGGCTATGATGGACGCCTACATCGCACTTAAAGCTAATAAGGAGGCGTTCGAATAATGCTGCAACAGCCGTTTGCGTCTCCTGAAGAGGCGTTGGTACACTTTGGTGTTAAGGGGATGCGTTGGGGAGTTCGAAAGGAAGATATCCCCAAAGAGAAGATCAAGTCATTCGTGCAAGAGCCGATTACCCGAACCACCAAGAATGGTGATCAGTTTACGGTGGTACCTAAACAAGGTGGGCAGGGTCCAGTCATGCAGGCTTTGGCTCGGAGGTTCCCTCGGCATCGTGCGCTTATCGAGAATTCCGCCGCCTTGGATATTCAGGACAAAGATGGCCACAAGATCGGTCATGCCCAAGTTTATCGTAAGTCAAAAGATGAGTTGAATCTGGTATGGCTTGATATCGAGGAATCAAATCGTGGACAAGGGTATGCCACGGCAGTTATGAGAGCGGCTAAGGATCTGGGCGGAACGCAGGGATTTAAAAAACTTACACTCGAAGTGCCTGGTATTTCTCCGGATGCACGGCATATTTACGAGAAACAAGGATTTGTCGTAACCAAGAAGCCCAGTAAGTTGAATAAGGCTGATGTCTGGGGTGGTCTGACTCATATGGAATACCGTTACGAAAGCTAACAAGGAGGCGTTCGAGTGAGACAACAACCGTTCGCCTCTCCTACTGAGGCGCTGGCTCATATTTCAGAGACCCCCTGGAGCAATTGGACCAAGGCTGACTACACGCTGGAACAGTGGCATGCCGCGTGTCTGATCCATACGCACGAGGGGACAGCAACTTCGAAGAGTGAGTGCAAGCTGCCGGTCAAGACCCCCGATGGAACGCTAAACCGGAATGGGGTCCATGCGGCGGCAGCCGCGTTAGCCGGGGCTCGCGGCGGGTTGAAGGGGGTCTCTGCCGAGCAGAAGACCAAGGCCGCTAATGCCCTGAAACGATATTACTCTCAGTTGGATGAAGATCCTCCAGAATCTTTGGCTCAGCATGGGGCATTGGCTCACATCACTTCGGAGGATATTCTCAAGAAGGTTGGTAGTGTCAAGCTCCCTAAGCAGTAACTCTAATCGTTAGAAAGGAGGGATGCCTGTGAGAATTGCCTCTCAAAAGACGCAGCAGCGAATTTTCGTTGTGGGTGAACCTCTCCTGGAGAGCGAGACACCTGATCAGCTATCACTATATTTGCCAGACGGTACTCCGATCAATCTGGAGGCAAATCCTCCTGAACCTGAGCTTCCTTCTGGCGGCGATTCGGGTACGTTCTTGGCCAAGGCCAGTCCTGCCGATGGCGATGTGGAATGGATTTCGACCCCTGAGACTGCTGATGAACTTCCGGCTGGCGGTGGTTCGGGCGATCTTTTGGCTAAGAACAGCACTGCTGATGGTGATGTGGAATGGGTTCCCGCTTCATCGATAGTTTCTGCTAACGAGCTGCCTTCAGGGGGTGCGGCCGGTTATATTTTAGCCAAGGCCAGTGTGGCTAATGGCGATGTAACATGGATTCCCGCTCCTAGTGGAAGTGTTACCGAACTTCCAGCTGGGGGTACCACAGGACAACTTTTGGCCAAAGTCAGTAATGCTGATGGCGCGGTAACTTGGGTTCCAGTTCCTCACGATCTTCCTGTTGGTGGTTCATCTGGATATTTGTTGGCCAAAAATAGTAGTTCTGATCGCGACGTAGGTTGGACTGCTGTTCCCCACGATCTTCCGGTTGGTGGTATTACCGGACATGTCCTAACCAAGAATAGTGGTACAGATCGAGATGTAGGTTGGGCTGCTCCTAGTGGAGGATCTGGCGCCACAGGTACTATGATCTTCAAGGGCGAATGGGCGCCTGGTAACTATGCCAAAGATAGCGTAGTTACTCATGACAATAAACTTTGGGTCGCTAAGGCTGATATCAATGTTGTTGCGTTTAGTTTTGTAGGTAGCGCTTGGGACGATCGTCCTGGGACGGGAACGATTTCCATTGCTGTTCCGGCCGGTACTCAAGTCGGCGATCTTATGATCTGGGCAGGGGATAGCTCTGCTTTTGGAGTAAATGTTAAGCCTGAAGAAGCCGGTTGGACAACGTTGTCCGAATTGTCCTTGGATGCAACTACCCGTGGCGCCGCAACTCTGTATGCCAAGATTGCGCAAGCCGCGGATCTTGGTAGTACTAAAGTATATACAGGTGCTAGTTCGGATTATTACATGGCTCACCTGTTGGTTTATCGTGGTATGAATTTGCCAATAGCAGCTGAGGTAGATTTTCTTCGAGGATTTAATAATAATTTAGGCACGCCTTTGGTTATGACGCCTGGAGCTGATCCGGCGGAAACTACAGCAAATGACAGAATTCTTCGTGTCTTCATGTCATATTCTCAGAATTTCCTTGCCTCTGCTGGCAGTGATGTTCCAATTTGGTCGGCAAACGCTGGCGGTCAAGATAGATTGTTGACTGAGTCCACCGTAAGTCGAGCTTTGCAAATGGGGTCATATTGGGCTGCCCCTAATGCCGCGGATTTGCCATCATGGTCATGTCGAGCAGGTGAAAACAAATTCACCATGCGATATACACTCCGGCTTATTTCGCCGTCCAATTGGGATCCTACGGCTTGGACAGCAATAGCCAATACCGAGCTGCCAAGTGGTGGAGCGATTAATACGCAGTTGGCCAAGACTAGCGCGGCTGATGGCGCGGTTGGATGGGTGACTCCTGCTGCTGGAGGGTATAAGGGTAACTGGCTAATTACTACTGCATATCCTGCCGGATCTATTGTAAAGCATTCTGATGGAAACTTTTATGCCACAGCATCTCCAATTGTAACAATATCGCCGACAGATGTTCCTGGAACTAATATTGGTACGGCGAGATTTGGTATCCAAGGTAAGACAACGGATAAAAT